GTTGTATTCTTTCTGCTTCCTCAAATGATATAGTGAAACCTGCTCTTGCTGCTTCTCCACCTATTTGTGCAGCAGTAATCTTTCCAGATACTATATCTTCTCCAACTGTTGGATCTAATGCACCTAAGAATATTGATTGTTCATCTAAATCTAAACCAAAGTTAGTAGCGTAAAAGTCTTGTACTTGTGGTATGTTCTCTTGTATTCCTCTGTAAACAGCAGCTACTCGTTGTTGAAACTCATTAGCAGATACTTCGTTCTCTAATAAACTAACAAATCTATCTTGTAATATATTTAAAGATGTATTTCTAGGTATTCCATATTCAGATAGTGTTCCAATATAAGAATCTTGTAAAGCAAAATAAGTTACTTCATCATATCTAACTTGTCCTCGTTCATTTTTGTTACCAGGAAAAATAGTATCGTATGCAGTATCTTCTCTAGTTTGTGCAATAGCTTGTTGTGCATCTCCTGTATCTTCCCATTTAGATACAAACAAATTAATGAAAGCATCAGGTAAACCTGGATATAAAGCTCTAGCTTTTCTTAACAACTCTTCCATTATCCGTTAGCTCCTAACTGTGGTGCTACTTGACCTTGACCAATAGATGACTGTAAATCATTTAATGCCTGATCTTGTACTCTACCTATACCTTGTGCGATACCTTTTTCTCTTAGGGTTGTGTAAGCCTGTTCTATGTCGTTATCTTGTACCATCTTTATAAACCAATCTTGTGTTTCATCTACTTCTTGACCCCATACTTGATTAACTAGGTTCTTATATGGTTGTACAATATCATTATAGGTTAAAGTTGGATTGGTGTATTTACCAAACATAGCAAGTCTTTGTTGTTCTAAATATGATTTAAGTTGTTCTTCTGCATCTGGATCATTCCTAAGTAGTCCTGCTTTCTCTGCAATCTCATCTGCACTTGCATTACCAAGTGAAGGTCCTAAATACCTTCTATATAAATCTGTTACTGTTTTTTCACCAACACTCAATCTATCTAATGTACCTACACCAACACCTTCTATAAAGTTGACCATACCTGTATCTCTTGCACCAGGCTTATAAGGGTCAGCAAGTAAAGCTATCTGTTGGTCTGTGTATAACTGTGTCCAAGTACCTGATACTGCTTTATCTGCAAACCAACTAACTAAAGCATCTGGTGGACTAGCTATTCCATTAGCTTCCATAGCTATTCTTACAGATAATTGTTTATCTTGTATATCTTGTGTAGCTTGTTCTGGTTGTGTTAATAATGTTGTAAGCCATTGTTTTTGTGTAGTAGTTGACTTTCTATACCAGTCAGTACCTTCGTATTTAAGTTGTGTTTCCTCTGGCGACCATTGTTCTAATGCTTGTTCTGCAAGAAACTCTATAGCTTCTTGTTGATAGGTAACACCAGATACAGGATTTATTTCTGTATCGTTTAACCAAGGGTTAACTCTTTTACCTGCTTCAAAGTTTTCTACAAATCTAATGAATGGGTGTTCTACATTGTCAGTAAGTTCATCTGTACCACCAACAACTATTCCATACTGATTAAGATCAGCTAATGATCCAAGAGATACATTAACTTGTGGTGTTGCACCTTGTGTTAATATACCTGCTTCGTATAAATCATTATCTAAAACTTCATAAAGCATAAACATTGGTTCACCTGTGTACATTTGTCCATATGCACCAGGTACTTCATATCCTAAAAATAATTGACCAGCTGCTTCAATAAGTACACCATTTTGTGGAACATTGTTAAATGTGTTAAAAGTACTGTTTACTACTTGTCCTGGTCCTACTTCTGTTGTGTCAATAGAATCTACTTGATCTAATTCACCAAAAGCAGTTCCTGTTCCTGGTGGTTGATATACAAATATACCTGTGTTGTCTAAACTATAGCCATTAGCTAAAGCATCATCTAATGCTTGTTGATTAAATACTTGTTCTCCAAATTCACTATCTTTTCTATAGACTCTTTTAGGAAACCCCTCTGGATATTCTTCTTCTGTAACTTTTACTTCTGGTACTACTACTTCACCATTTCCTGTTGTACTATCTCCTGATCCTTCGTTGTTTTGTTCTTGTGTATCTTCTTCTGATTCACTGATAGATGTTACAACTTCTTCACCTGTTATCGGATTACCAGTGGCTACATCATAAAAAGAATTTGTTGCTGAATCATATCTCCAACCTGGTTTCTTTTCCGTAACCCAAGTTGAATAAGCATTAGTTCCTTGTTCAACACCCATAAGTGCATCAAAGAAAGCATCTCCTATTCCACCTTCTTCTGGTCTAATTAAATCTGTTCCTGAATTAAATAAACCACCTAATGTTTCTTCAAGTATTGAGCCAACTCCTCTTGCAGTAAATCCTAAACCCATAGCTCCTTTTCTTAAAAAAGCACCTACTCTTTCAGCTGTAGAATTGTCTGTATCTTCATACTGCTCTATTGCTTGATTCATATTATCAACTAATTCTAAATATTCATTAGCACCCATATCTCCACGCATAGCTCGTTCCCATCCACGACTAATAGCAGAACCTAATGCAGTGTTTGTAATTCCCAATTCTTTATTTATTAAATCTACATCTCTATTTGTTGCATCTGAAGGCATAGATTCACCAAATTCAATACTATTAAGAATATTCATAAAATCATCTTGTGATGCTTGATTTGGTTTTTCTAAAAATAATTGTCCACTGTCAACATAATTTTGCCAAGGTTCTGTTCTTAAAAACTTAATTGGGTTTCCATTTTTATCAAATAGTATAATTGTACTTTTTGTTGTAGTTTCAGATGTAGTAGGTGTTTCTACTCCTATAATAAAACCAACTTCTTTTCTTCTTTTATTTAATTCATCTTGCCCTCTAGCTGCATTTATGTATGCTTCGGCAGCTGCTTTAGTATTAGGTCCATTAAGACCATCTATAACTCCTGGATCAAATCCTGCATTTTTAAGAATTGTCTGTGCATCTGAAACATTATTAGTTGTAGTTGATGTTTGTGTTGTATCTTTATTAGGACCATCAGTAAATCTGATTGGTTCGCCCACATCTTCTAATTTTTGTTCAACATCTTTTTTATCTACAGGTTTTCCTGCACCAGTTAATCCTTTGTTATCTCCACTACCTGGTGGAGTGTCATACAAGTAAGTAGCTTGTTCTGCTGTTAAGTTAGGATCAGGGTTTCTATCTCCTTTATTACCTTGTTGTCCAAGTAAGTTATATGCCATTATTGAATCTTTATCCCTCTACCAATATCAGTTTTTATTTTAGCTCCCTCATATGAACCTGCTGCTTTAGGAACTTGTGATTTAAAATCTGATTTAGTATTCATAGGAAACTTTTTTCTACCATTGTCACTCATACCATTAGTAATAGCATCAAGTACAGTAGCTGCTTCTTTTTCTACAATCTTTTGTGGCTCAAATGAACCTTGGAAAACTTCTGCATCTGTCTTAGGTAAACCCATAGCTGATACATCTGTATCTACTTTAGCCATCATCTGCATTTGCTCATTATAATTTTGCATTGTTTTGTTCACATATTGTTCTACAGTAGTTCCTGTAGAATCTTCCATATTTTTAACAGAATCAAAACCATTATCTAATGCTTTTTGTGCAGTTGATCTACCTGCAAAATGAGCTATAGCTGCTAATTCCCAAGAACCGAAATCAATATAATTTCTATTAAACCAATATTTAGCAACTGCATCTTGTGCAGCTGGATCTTCTATATTTGCACCAGGATAACCTGCTTCAGTAGAATACCAATCCCACCACTTAGGCACAAACTGATAAGCACCGTATGCACCAGTAGATGAATTACCTTGTGTGTAATCAATTTTCCCTCCACCTTCAGTAAGTGCTATACCGAATCTAAATGCTTGTAGTTCTCTTGCATCAGCCATACTATCTCCTTGTACCGAGAATAGTGCCAAGCATAAGACGACCAGTGTTTTGGATATCATCATTTGCTTGTAACCTATCCTTTTCTTTTGCTATAAGGTTATTAAAGTTTTCGTACAACCTACCTGTAGGAGATACTTCTTGCATACCTGTTTCAGATACTACACCCTGTATATCTCTATTTCCTATATTACCTGTTTCTAACTCTTCTACAGTAGGTCCTAAAGCAACTTGTTGTAACTCTGCTTGTTGTTGTGATTGTAATTGTGTATCATTGTAAAATTGTTCTGATAGTAATTGCAGTTCATAATTTTGTGGATCCCTACCTAAACTTTCAGTAAACAAGTTTCTTACTCTTGTTGATACTTCTGCATAGTCTGGTGGTAAATAAACAGAAACTTCTTCTCCACTTGGTAATGGTTCATTCTGATATAACAGTAATGATTCATTCCAAGCAGTAGATTTTTCTCCTGATTTAACACCAATTCTATTTTGTCTGCTTAATACTAATCGTATAGCTCCTGCTGTACTTGAATCAAAGTCACCAGGTGTAAATGCACCTCTAGCTAATAAACCACCTTGTATAAGTCTTGCTTGTAAACTATATAAATCTTCTGTTGGTAAGTTAGCAAAGATATTGTACTCATCACCTTCTCTATAAAAATCTGTTGCTCCTGCATTTCTTGGTGAGTAATCACTTGGTAATCCACCTATGATTGATTTTTCTGCTTCTCCAAAACCAAATAATCCAGTGAGATCAGCCATTGGGTCAGATGAAGTATCAAGTCCTGTAGATATTAAAGCATTGTTTACCTTACCAGCATCAATACCTTTTTCTATAGCGTACATTTGTACATCATTTACAGAACCCATAAGTTGCATTTGTTGAATATCATCTTCAGATAATATAGGGTTTGAACCTGCAAGACTATCCTGCTCTACGATTGCTGCTACAAATTTATCTACATCATCCATCTATATACCTAATAATTCCATATCTGATATTTCTTCTCTAAGGTCATTTTCTAAAATGCTATTCCAAAGAGGTCCAAATTCAGGATATTCTAATATAAGTTTAGTCGCATAATTTCTTAAATACTGTCTTGCTTTAACTAAATCCTTATTACTTTTTATAGAACTAGGTGCATACTCTCTTTTAATTGCTTCAGCTACTATTCTGTCATACTGTTGTCTATATTTACCATAAGCAATAGCTGCATTATTAGCTTTTAATTTCTCTATAGGTGTGTAATCTTCATTAATCCAACCAGTAACGAAACTAGATGAACGATCTGGTAGATATGTTTCCCCACCCATTTCTCTAAGTAAGAAATCAGTATCAGGTTTATCTACTTCAAATCCTGCATCTTGTCCATAACCCCAGTATTGTTCCATAAGTTGTGACTGCTTCATCCATTTAAGTAACTGTGCAGTTTTAACATTTGTATTCATAAGTGTTGAATCACCTATCTTTGTATTTCTTAAAAAGTTTTCATAAGCAATAGAACCTAACAACCTGTTCTTTGCTAACACCCATTGTTCAGGTGTTCTTGGTGCAAGTGTTCCATCAGATAAAGCATTAAGGTAAGCATCATAACTAAATTCATTATCAACATCTGTAGGAGTTAGGTAAAAAGCAGTAGTATTAAAATCTTCATACAAGTCTTTATTTTCCCTAGCCCAATCTGCACTAAACACTGTGGCTGGTCTTGCAACTACTGATCTGGATTTAGAAGTTAACATAGCTGTTGGATCAAGACCAAACTCTTGTATAAATCTCTGTGTTGCTTCATAGTCATCACCTTGTGCAGAAGACTTATAATCTCTGTATGTATCTGCAAGAGCTTCTACGAAGAAAGCATTACCTGACTTATCTGTTACTGACCATATAGGAGAAGCTGCACCTGCTGGACCTATAAGTTGTGATGCACCTCTAATCATAAATATTCTTTGTGCATAATCTGTAGCTAGTTGCAAACCTTCTTCTGCTCCTTGTGGAGTTGAGTCATCAATAGCTCCAGCATAAATTAATGCTTTGTAAGTATCTATAACAGTATTGTTAAACATTCTGTTTAAATCTGCACTACCAGTTCCACCTTGTTTATATGCTTGATAGAATTTCTTTAACCAAGCAGGAAATGGTACAGCATTGTTTAAGAAACCACTAGGTGGTGTAAAGTCACCAAATATTAACTTATTGTATTTACCTTCTGCTGGAAATTGTTTTCTTAAATAACTAGCAGGTACTCTTATGATTGGACCTACACCAGGCATAATATCTGCTACTAAGTTAAGAGATGATACATACACAGGAAACTCTGCTTCTACTCCTGTTCCTTCAAACTCAGGGAACATCCATTTTTGTACTAGACCTGTACCTGGATAACCAAAGACTTCTTCTCCATTTACAGGGTTAGTGTAGAAAAATCCTCTTTGTCCTGAAGGATCGGCTAATGGGTTTGGTTCACTACCACTTTGTACTAACTTGTTAAGGTTAACTAAGTTTTTACCACCAGCTTTGTTTGTAATATCTGACCAAGTTTTAAAGATTTCAAGGTAAGCCTCTAAGAATGGAAAAGCAAATCTAAGTGAATCTCCTACAACAGTTCTCTCTGATATATCATAAAGAAGTTTTTTAGTTTGTGTCAAAGCATCTGATGCAATCATCTTGTCGTAAAGTTTTACATCTGTAATAGCTTCAGCAGGACCAGAGAACTTAGCATTATTTATCTTTTTAAGATACCCTGCTAGTTTAGGGTCATACTTTGTAAATTCTTTAAGAGCAGTATTTGCAATAGTAACCATTTCATCTCTTGCATCTTTACCTAGAAACTCTATTGTTTCTGATACTCGTTTCCAATATAATCTTCTAAATGCAGGTGAACGAGATAGTTTATTAGTTGGAAGTGTCATCAATGTTGTAAACATACTGTTTATAGTTTTGTCATATGCTTTTTCTAATTGGAAAGTCGGATCAACATAACCTCTAACTAATTCTGGCATATCCTCTATGTAAGTACCAAAAAATCCATTTACAATATCATCTTGTGCTTCTTTAAATAAAGGAGCTATTACAGCCAAATCTTCTTCTGTGATTTTTCCATTTATGTAATCATCAGCTATCTTATCAAACTCTTTATCTCCCATTTTCTTTTTAACTTTATCTGCTTTTGCTTTAGATCTGGCAATAGCAGCTGCATCAAGAAAGCCCATTTTTTTTCCGTTAGTTGTTGTAAACTTACCACCATTAGCAATCATACTAAGTAAATCTTTGTTAGCTATATCTTGTACCCAATTCAATGCACTAGATGCTTCATCTGCAATAACTCTTCCACCAAGTGTTTGGTTTAAAGCTGCTCGTAAATAATATACATACTCTAAAGCAACTTCATCATCTCGTAAAGCATTGTTAAAAGGATGTGATTCTTGTCCTACTACTTTTTCTAATCGTTCTTTTAAATCTTTGTTTTTTAATCTATCTGCAAGTTTTCTAAACTCTTGTTCTTTCTGTAAAGGTGTTAAGTCACTAGCATCTACCTTAGCTAACAACACAGCAACATCATCATTAATAATTTGATAAATAGTACGAACTGCTGCTTGTTTATATTCAGGAGCTGTCTTATCAAACTTACCCCAACGCCCAGGGTTCACTGCTTTTCTTCTTAGTGTTCTAACATTGTTTATACCTGTTTGTGAATCTAAGTAAGCTAAATCTGATGCCCAATCTCCTCCTGCTGCTTCTCCAGGTGTAAGTGGATCAACACCTTTTCTAAGTTTTCCACCTTCATCAGCACCGACACTTCTACCAAATACTCTAGCTATAACTTGTATTGGTGCTAGAGGTGCAGAAACTAATCCTCTTGATATAAGTCGTAGTTGTTCTTCACCTACAACTTTTACAGTCCAAGCAGGTTTTAACAAAGCTAAAGGTTTAAAGACACTAGAGTTATACCAATCTAAAAACTGTATAAAAGATTCTGACTTATCTCCACCAATAGTATCAACAAGTTTTGTCATATTACCTCTTAGGTTTTTGTTCATTTGATTAGATGCTTTTATAACATCATTAAGTTCTGGTAAATAAACAGTGTTGTTAAGTTGCGTAGAAAATAAAGCTCTACCTATAGTTTGATTAGTTACATCATCAACACCAGCACCTTTTAAAATTTCTGTCAAAGGGAAGTTTTTACCATTCATATCCATTCCGTATAAACCTTTGTTCATATCTGATGCAATCTTTGCATCATCAGAAAACTCTCTAGTTATTTTTGTTGCTGCTTTTGCAACAGATTCTTTAACACCTGAATCAATTAAAACTTTTCTAAAATCACCCTCTAGCCAGTCAGATACAACTTTATTTAAACTAGCTCCTATATCGCCACCTTTTCCATAGGCATCAATAGCATTGTTTAACAGTTTGTTAGCTAAATCAGTACCTTCTTCAGATTGTTTTAGAAATGCTTTAGATTGTAAAGTAAATCTATATAAATTTTGTAAAGCATCAGCAGGGTCATTAGCATCTACTAACCTACCAAATGCAGGAGCGAAGTATAGCTTCATAGCTTTTTGCAGACCATTACCTCTTATAACTTCTGGTACATACATATTGGTTGCTTCTATAAGTCTTGCTGATCCTAAACCTTCTGCTTTATCCATACCTTCTCGTACAACTTTGCTAGACAAAAACTCATCCATAATTCCTTCTGCTTGTCTATCATATTTTGTTAGACCTGATTCTGATTTAAGTTTTTTTAAATCAGAGAACAATGTTGCATCTGTAATAGATTGTTTGGTTCTAGTCATAAATTCAAATGGGTTATCAGCATTTTCCCAAAGTAATTTTTTAAACTCTTTACCTTTACCACCAGCAAGATACTGTTGCAAAGTAGGTCCGTGAAAGGTACTTCTTATACCCTTTGTAATAACACCTGCATCATCAAGTCTTTCTGCAACTTGAAATAGTTTTTTAGCATCTTTAATTTTACCAACACCTGCTGTTGCCCAGTTTTCAGGAGATAATAATTGGAAACCAAAGTCTAATGCTCCTGATCCAAACTGTGCTTGTTTAGTACCTGGTTCATATAAGTCGTATAACCCAAGTTCTTGAAATACTTTTCTACCAGGAGATACAGAAGGATTAAGTCCTGCATTTTTAAATTCTTGTCCTAGCTCACCTTGAAACTGTACAATATTTTCTGCTGTTTCTCTTGACTCTATATCTATCTGTGTACCTAATACATTTTCTAAAACATACTCTCTTGCTTGTATTGGGTCATAACCAGCAGAAACTAATCTTTTATATTCTTTTGTGTCTGATGGATCAGTAGAGAGTTTTAACCAGCCTCTGCCTAAATCAAATTGTTCACCAGATCGTATAGCTTCTAACATCTTAGGAGTTCTTAGTGTTCCTTTAACTGCTTGTTTATAAGCATCTCCAAAAGCCATATCAGGGTTTTGGTCTTGTAATTCATTAGCTCTTGCTAAAGCAGGAAATATAGCTTCATAAATATCTACAAACCCTGTGACTGCTGTTCTTGTAACAGGTTTGACAATGTTGTCTATTGGACTAGAAGCTACTTGAAAAAACCTATTGTTTTTAATTTGGTTAGCTAAAGGATTTTCAGAAGTAAATCTTTTTATTTTATTAAAAGCATTTTCTTTTTGTACTGCTGCTTTTTTTGCAATCTCTTCTAATCTATTGTCATCAAATCCTAGCCCTAATTGTGCAGCTGCTGCAATAACACTAGGTGGTAAGTTAGGATAACTGTTAGCAATCTTTGCTGCTCGTTCAGCTTCTTCTTGTGAAACTACAGGTGATATTTCTGCTTTTGTTTTAAAAGTTTCTTGAAATTGATCATCAAAAATGTCATCATCATATCCAAAGTTTTTAATTACCATCAGTCAAAATCCACCAACTGTAATAAGGCTGTATCTCCTGTAAGAGCATACATTTGGTATAACAAATCACTTACACCTTGTTGTTGGGGAATTGCTGGTCCTACTCCTGGTCCAATATCTAATCCTGCTGTTACAGGTTCTGTTGGTCTTTGGGTTGCTCCAAACACATCCATATTAGGCATTTGCCTTCTAGCTTGTGGTTGTGGTGTTCCATCTTTTGGTAAAGGTGCAGCTTGTTGCTGTTCAGTTAATTCTTTTTGTTCACCATACTCTACACCAGGTATTCTACGAACAGCTTGTGTATTGTCTGCATAATTCCTACCTGCTGGAGGAACATTAGCATTTCTATTTGTTATTCCTTTGTTACTCGGTGATCTCGCCATCTTCATCCTCTTCTTCTTCTTCAAAAAACTGAAACGCTGAACTTATAACCATATAGCCAAATGGAAATACTAAAGGAGGTAGCTGATCAATGTACATCTTGCCTCTTGGCTTAAATACATCTTCTTCTAAAATTATGTCATCACCTAACTCATCAACATCAATTAGACAGAAATCTACTATATCTTCAAACTTTTTATTTATAGACATTATCCTCCTAATCCACCAAGTAGTTGAGCTATGCCTGGTGGAGTACCTTGTGGTGGCAAGGCACCTCCTCCAAGCAATTCTTGTTCAGGTTGTGGTATCTCTGGCTCTTCTGCTGTAAAGAACTTATCTAAGATATTTTGCATATCATCAGGATTCTTTCTTATCTGCACAACAGCCATAGTTGCTTTAGGGTCACCACCTTGTGCTTGTGCTAACAATGTATCAAACAATACACTGTCTGCTTTTTCTTTTGTAATTCTATCGTTAACTCTGACAAGGTTATCTAAACCATCTAGGTTCTCTTGTAAAGTTTGTCTATCAATAATACCAGCTTGAAGTAATTGCAGCCCTGTAACTATCTTCTGTGGTTCATCATATCCAGCCATAGCTCCATACACTCTTCGTGTCTTATAAGAACTAATATCTTTTGCTGGATCGTATGTTTCTGAATAGAAAGTATTATCCATATAACCAGATAGTGATTTAGATTCTCCTCCATACATTTTTGCATCCCACTCTAATCTCTTAGAGTCAATCATCTCTATAGCATCAGACATAACTGTGTGATACTCTCTAATCATAAGTGACATAGATGCACCTAACTCTTCAAGTCCTCTACCAGTAGCAAAAGCTAGTGGTGATTGTGAATCATCAGTTGTAGGATATGAACCACCAACACGAAGTTGTCGTTCTATTCTATCTATCTGTTGGAAAATCTGATAAGGAACATTAGATGCTGGTTTAGAAACCTGTG